AAAATTTAACAAAAAAACGATGATGTATTCTTTTATAAAAATTATTATTTTTTTTTTGAATTGAAGTATTTATCAAAGAATTCAAATTATTTTTGTATATTTGTGAGAAAATTTCGTGATTCGATCTAGTAATTGAATTTTTAGGTTCAAACATCGGTTCGTGTAGTATATTGTTTGATTTTGCAAAAGAATAAGTAGGTATCAAAATATTATTACACAAAACTTCTTCACCATCTGTTATTTTTTTTGCATCAGTAAAATTATGTAAAAATTTGTAGGGGTAATACATGACACCATTGTAATATACCTTTGAATTATTACGTTTTGTGTTATTTAGATAATCTGCATCTTGATTTTCATTTATGTTGAGAGAAGATTCATCATTTGTTGTGTAATAATCTTGATCCATAGAATTAGTTGCTTGATCAATTTCTTGGAAACTGATATTACTCTCATCGAGCGCAATATTTTCATTTAAGGTTAATACATTATTTGTGGTGATAATTTCTTGAAAACTTGTAGTATTCTCGATAGTTGTAGGAGTTTCATGTGATGTATCTGAAACAAGAATCTCTTCATGCGATGTATCAGAAACAGGAATGTCACACGATATCAATTCTGTATTGTGTATTTCTTGAAAATCGGCATTTGAAACTGGTATCTTTGTTTGATATTGTTCCTGAAAAAATGCGAGTCTTTTGTTCAAGCTCGCATCTTGATCAACGTCAATAGATGTTTTTTCTTCAAAGAATACGTTTGAAATAGGAGTTTCGATAGGTGAAAGCATTGTGGTTTGTTGTAATTTCAATGAGAATATTGTCCCGGCGTTAGAATTTGTACCACCTAATGAAGTTGGACCATATAATGTTTCGTTCATCAAAATTTCTGTACAACGTGTTCTTACCAAGGTAGGACTATAAGGAGCATTTCCATCAGAATTGTTGAATGAGAACATGGTTGTAAAATTTGTTCCGTCCAAATTTATTGAAAATATTGTACCATATCCATAAGCCCCGCCAGTGTTGCAAGTTCCGTATAATATTCCATTTGAAGCAAAAAGGGTTGATTTCGGTGTAGCCCCATCTACATTTATACCACTTTTATTTGTTGCTGTAAATGTATGCAATACTTTCAAATTTGAGCCGTCTTGAGATATAGAAATAATAGTTCCCATCCCATTTGCACCTCCTGCAGTCGGAGCAACATAAAACACATTTTCAACGACACATAGTTTCATCTTCTCAGGATATGCGCCAAAAGTATTAGTTTCGCAGTTTAAAGAATCAAAATTATATATATATTGAAAATCATTTCCATTTTTATCGACCTTGTAGATCGTTCCAGTTCTATTTGTTCCTCCATTTCTTGAAACTCCGTATAAAAAACTTCCGTATTCAATTACACCATAAGGTCGATCGATATTTTTATCTGATATGAGAATCAAATAATTATTGAAGGATTGGTCTATTGAAAAAACTCCCCCTTCAGTTGTTCCATATAATTTATTGTCGGATCCGACAAGTAAATTTCCTTCTGGTTTTCCCAACGAACCAAAATTTGTAAAATTTTTGAATTCGGTACAGTCAGTTTTCATTGAAAAAATACAACCGCTTGAAGCAGAACCTGTACCTGTACTACACACCCCGTACAAAAAATTATCAATCAATACTAAACCTGCTAATAGACCACTACCATCAGTTCCATTGAATATACGTAGAATTTTGATTGTATTCAAACTTAAATTCACAGAGTAAATAGTCCCGTTATTATTAGTTCCTCCACTATAGCATGTTCCATATAAAATATTTACTCCGTCATAGCATAAATCTCCTATAGGAGATTTACCATTTATAATTGAAGTAAAAGAAACGTTGTTGAAAGACATATATTATATATATACTTTTTTGATATATATTATCAAAAAAATATAAATTGTTCGTCAAACGGTATTCTTTACAAAAAGATCAATCAATGTATCCATTTTATTCAAAAGTTTATTCATTTTATCTTCTAATATTTTAACATCTGATTTGGCTTCTTGTAAAGGTTTCAGCTTATTAAATATCGAATCTGTTATGTTCATTTGAATATTTGTCTCTTCCAATTGCGGTGCCCAAGATATTTGTTTTTTCGGCGTAAGAACTTCTACTGCAACAGGCGAATGATTCGGTAAAGGTTCTCCGATTTTTATATATCTCATTTCCTCTTTGCTTGTTGTTTTCAACCACTTTTCTGCGTCTTCTTTATTCGGATTTTCAAGTTGGTTGATGTCAAAATTTCGTTGCGCAATCGTTTCAGCAATCAATTTTTCCATTTCGCTAATTGGTTCATCTTTCTTTTCATTGAAATCAATTGCAACAGGAATCGGCTGCGCCATTGCGGATTTAAACTCTCCTTCTTTTATACTAAGATCATTTTCAAATTCTGTTTTTCTACTTTTTTGAATATCTTCTGCTGTGAATAAAAGCTTTTCCTGTATTTTAGGCTTATTAATTTCATTTTCTTGTTTTTTTAACATTGGGATCCATTCGTTGATCAAAACAGTAATTATTTTTTTGTTCAATGCAATTAACGATAGACCAGACGCTTTTTCTACTTCATAAAAGTTTCGACTAATATTTGAGAACTGTTTTTGTATGGGATCTACGTACTGTCCGTTATTTTTCAGAATAAACGGGCCTTCTGCGTCCAATAAAATATCCCATAACATGTTTATATTGGCAGGATCATTGAAATTCATTGTCAAATATATAAATACAATTATAGTATTTATATATTTTTTGTATTACTTGACATTTCTCATTATAGCTCTTCGTTGAAATATATCTTTCTAAAATTTTCAATATATTTATCCGATAAAATATGTTTTTTGAAATATTCTGTTGTATGTTTATCCTCCAGAAGATGAACAATAAAATATAAAGAATATATTCCGCATTCTGTGTCTCCGTACTGGTGTTCTACAGGGTGATTTTGATCAAAAACAAACTGTATTGGCTTCTTCAAGTTTGCGCCCTGTTTCTTGATTCTTTCCACAAGAGCCATCACCTCTTTCGGAGCGGCATCGCCCACGCTATCAAAAAAGAAAATTTTACCCTTTTTAATATTAATAAACATACTTACCCAGTGCGAACCATCCTTAGTGTGAGGATCCAGATTGAAAATCATTCCTATTTTTGTTTTACCTTCTCTCAATTGTTTTTCTACATTAAAGTCGCATAATTCTTGCCAAACACATTCCCCGTATTGCTGTTGAAAATCAAAATCAATTGGAGACGGTCCAATAAAATCAAAACAAGAATAGGCATTTTCATATTGCTTCATTACTGATAAAATATCCAAACTATTCAACCATTCATTCTTGTTTTTTTTCCATTCTTTTGGTGATTCGGGTGCGAAAGAGTTTTCTAATTCTTTATCAAGTTCGCCACCAGTGAATTGCTGTTTCAACCAGCAAGACTCTTTATTACAAACTTGACTCATATTCACTTTTAAACTTTCCCAAATATCCTTCATGTCATTTGACATAATTTTACTATCTTGATGGCGCAAATTCCACAAGTCTCTCAACTTGTAAATCGTTTTATCGTCAAAACACGTGAAATCCAATGTTTTGCTTGATTTTGGACTACATTTAAGTGGGATCAACTTTTGGGTTTTATTCATTTTTTTGTTGGTTTTACCTCGTCCGGTTTTAGTTCGGCGATTCTTTTTTCTGGGATTTCTCGCACTTTTTATCGTCTTTCTTGTCATATGTATTGATGATATTTTTCTTTTTACGAATTCCTTTATTCTTTAGAAGTGGATCTTTTAAATTGATGTCTTTTTGTTGTGGTGGAATGACTGTGTTTTGCGGAGCTAATGATTTGCGAGTAACTAATTTTTCTAGATTATTCGGTTCTCGTATTTTAATAGAACGCATCATCAATTGATCCGCCTCTTCTGATGTTTGAATATTATCAATATTAATTTCATTTTTTACATCGATATCCAAGAGTCCTGCGTAATCTTCTTGAATAATATCACTTTTGTCTAGATTTTTGAAGTATTCAATACACGCTTTTGCGTATAAATCAAATGTGTGCTGAATATCAGGAGAAATATATTCTTCACTTGAATCAAGTGGATACAATATTTTTTTTGTCAAATCAGAAATCCGTCTTCTATAGAATTTTTTATCTTTTTTGTTTGCTATAATAGTAGTTGTATTTGTTCGTGTGCGGTATCTCTCATAAGAATCTTTGTTCATTAGATATTCTAATGATAATTCTGTAATTATTTTATCTGTCATTATATACGTTGTATATAATAATAGTTGGTAAAAAAATATCTTAAATATTGATTCTATTTCCTTTGACAAATACTAATTGATATTCATTCCATAACTTATTTCTATAACTTTCACGCATGACATCATACTTAAAAGTAAGGTTATATTCTTCCGGTCTTTTATCTTTGAATGTGAAATCTATATTTTTGTAACATGGTAATAAAGAACCTATATTCCATCCATTTTCAATTATCTTTTTCGACATCAAAATTTCTTTATATTGAATGTCATCATCAAATGTTTTTGCAATATTTGTAATACTGAATATTTCACAATCAATTAAATATTGTAATGTATTTTTATCCATAGAAAAAATGTATGATTGAACGTGTGACATATAATCTCCGTGTGAATATATTGTACTTCCAAATAGTTTTATATTATCTTGTAATCCATTAATGTAAATGTCTGTCCATTTTCCTTTATAATAATCGGCAATAAATGGACCAATTATTGAAGAGTTTGCAAATATAAAGTTATCGTAACTTTTATATAAATTGTTTTCTAATAAAGCTTCACTCCATCCTCCAAAATCAAATCCTATATTATCTCTATATACAACTTTTACATATTCTGGGACTTCAAATACAATCGATTTATCATTTGATATAAGTACAAAATCAGTGTTTTCGTCATAAAAAATACACTTATTTATAAAATTTTTCACTCTATCGTTGTAAATATGAAATACATATAATACAAGAGTTTTCATAAGAATTATAAGTAAAATAATATTTTAGTATAAACGTATGTATGATATTTCAACAAAGATATATTTATTTTTCATATTATTGTCAAGATTTTCTATATTTGTATTTTCTGAACGTTGAAAAGCTTGAAACGTTTCCTTAAAAGTATATTAGCTACAGTCTGGAGCCTGGGTTGGTGTTAGACCACGTATTTGCACTCGAGTGTTATTGTTAAACATTTCATCTCCCACCGTATTTGAAAAAGGATTCGGGTTAAAAGGGGAAAATGATTCTTCCTTGAATAAATTTGAAAAAGGTTGTTGTATATTTGTATTTTCTGGAATTCTCTCTACATATAAATCACTCGTGGAATTCGGAACATATACAGATTGCGGACACTTTTGAAGAGCAAAAATCTGATTCCTTAATTCAGATTCCATGTTGATACTTGATGCGAACCCCGACCAAGGAGACTGAGTATTACCGGGATTGAACGTTCTCGAAGAACTATAAGTAGGAAGCTGTTCCATAGGAACCTGAATGGGTTTTCTAGGATCGACAATAGGCATAAGTGAATATTTTGTCATAACCGGCCTCACGCTTAAATATGGCTGCAAAAGAGACGATGGTAGATTTCGATTATATATTCTCTCATTGTTCAAGTGTCTGATTTGTGAAGAACATTCATAATTGCCCAATACATTGTTTGACGTCATTCGCGCTTATTAATAGAATATATTATAATATTTTCAAGAAAATACTTTATTTGCAGGCTACAAAATCTATATAAAGATACGTATAGATAGTTATTAAGTATGTGTGGTATTTTCGCATTGTTGAATAATCAAAATTCGAGGTCGTCCTCTTTTATAGACGAACAATTTCAAAAAGGTCGCAGTCGAGGGCCAGAATTTTCTAAATTACAACACGTTGATATCGAGGCTATATTTGGTTTCCATCGTCTCGCCATTAACGGTCTAAACTCTGAATCAAATCAACCTATTATTATTGATAATATAACTCTTATCTGTAACGGTGAAATTTACAACTACAAAGAACTTTACAGAATGATGGGAATAAAAGGCGAAACAGATTCCGATTGTGAAGTAATTATTCATTTATACAAGAAATATGGTATTGAACAGACACTTCAAATGTTGGATGGAGTATTTTCTTTTATTTTATGTCACAATAATTGGAAAAAATTAGAATCTAAAATTGTGGTAGCACGAGATCCTTACGGCGTGAGACCACTTTACATTATGCAACCTAATTACATTTTACAGACAAATGAAACAAATTTTCAAAATTTATCTAACAAAAAATATGAAAATACAATCGCATTTGCATCTGAATTGAAAGTTTTAACAAAATTCAAAACAGATTCATATAATATATCTCATTTTCAACCAGGAACATACTCTTTATACTCACTTCCATCAACAACAAACGCATTTTGGTTGGCAAAAACGATTAATCAGTCATATCATTCACTCGGATTTAATTCACCCATGTTTTACAATAATACCTACGGACTTTCAGATATTATGCATGGAATTCAAAGTTATTTAACTAATGCTGTCAAAAAAAGAGTTCTTATCACAGAGAGACCAATCGCATGTTTATTGTCGGGCGGTTTGGATAGCAGTCTCATTGCTGCACTCGCAAATGAAGTTTTCAAAGAGAATTATTCTGAAAAAATTCTAGAAACTTATAGTATTGGTCTAAAAGATTCTGAAGATCTCAAATATGCTCGTATTGTTGCGGACTATCTCGGAACAAAACACACGGAAATTATTTTGTCTGAAAAAGATTTCTTAGATGCAATTCCGGAGGTAATTCATGCGATTGAGAGTTACGATACCACGACAGTTCGCGCTAGTATAGGAAATTATTTATTAGGAAAATATATTGCTGCGAATAGTGACGCAAAAGTGATTTTCAATGGTGATGGTTCTGATGAATTATGTGGCGGTTATTTATATATGCATGCTGCACCCGATGCGATTGAATTTGATAAGGAATGTCGGCGCTTGCTGAACGATATTCATGCATTCGATGTCTTAAGGTCAGATAAATGCATTTCTTCACATGGACTTGAACCAAGAACGCCATTTTTAGATAGATCGTGGGTTCAATACTATTTGGGAATCGATCCTTCTATTCGTTTTCACGCAAATCCCTCCAATAAAACTTGTGAAAAATTTTTGCTGAGATTAGCTTTTAGCGAGAAATATTTTGTCAATAGTCTTGGAAATTATCTGTTGCCTCGTGAAATTCTGTGGAGAAAGAAAGAAGCATTTTCCGATGGAGTCAGTAAAATGAATCGTTCTCTATACCAAATTATAGAGGAGCATGTTGAAACAATGGACAAAACGACATTCAACATTGACGAACAACTATATTCTGCCGAAGTTCAACCCGATACATTAGAAAAGAAATATTATCGTTCTATTTTCGAATCATTTTATCCGAACCAAGGAAATGTGGTACCGTATTTCTGGATGCCTAGATATGTAGATGCAAAAGACGCAAGCGCAAGAACTTTAAGTGTCTATCTCGAACAATTCATTTGATATCTTTATCTTTGCAATATATTAGAATGATACATCTAAAACATGTACATAAAGCGCTTTATAACGTTCAATCTAATGCTCTAACTCTATTTGTAATTTTAACTTACGTTTCTTATATTGGAATCGCTATTGGAATTCAAATTCTTTCACCAGAAAATATAGATATATTAGATTATTATGCAAAAGTATATGTTTGCTTGTTTTTATTGTATCGGTTCAATCCATTTCGAAAAATAGAATTTAATGAATTGGATCGAAAAATTGCATTTAGCGCCGGGGTTTTTCTATTAGCGACAACATTTATTAATGATGTTATTCAAAAATATACAAAAATAGGTTTGTCTGCACTAGACTTGTAAAGTTTTACTTGTGTCGCAACGTTTTATTTTTGTATATTTTTATGTTTGATTTTGTTTTTGAAGTGTCGTCGCCAACATTTTGTTTGAAGAATGTCTGCAAATGTATCATTGTTTTTTTTGTAACTATTTTATCTATCTCATATTCTTTGTTTGATTTATTTATATATTGAAACTGAAATTTTCCCATATATGAATTCATATATGTAATAAAATTATCAGTATCGTGTTTTGTTTTCAAAAATTTTTCTCCAATATGGCTTTTCACTAATCTTTGAATTAAAGTATCAAAAGATAAATCATATGTGTATGGTTTCACTTTAACATAATAAACATTTTCATTGTTCATATTTGGATAATAAGTGTCATCTAAAAAACAAATTTGGGTATTTTCTGGGACTTTCGCGCACCGTATTAAATCATTGAGAGTTTTATCGTTTGTTGTTCGGCACATCTCTATTTGTTTTCCATTTACTTTGAAAGCAGAAATGATATGAATAAACAATTTAAAATTTATTTTATTTTCGAAATAGTTTTTTATAAGTGTAACCCAGTGTTTGGGACCCTGATTATTTGTATATATCATGACACCTTTGAATTTTCTTGTTGATTTCATCTTATGTTTCAAATAATTCAATATTGAGTATATATTTGGTCGAATAAATTCAGGATACAGATCTAAAACATCATCAAAATCTTTTTGTTCGAGATCTAAATGAATGTTATTTATGCGCGATACTGTATAGCTGTGAAGAGCCTCCCAAAATATTCCAAACTCTACAAAATAACCTAATGTTTCGTCCATATCAAATACAACAATTTTAAAGGGATTATGCATATATTTTTATCATATATTAAAAATTAAAAATAAATTTATTTAGTAATGTTAATAAAATATTTACATATAAAAAAGAACAATGCAAAAAGAATTATCGAATTCAGATTACAAAAAAATATTAGAATTCTATGAACAACATATACCAAAAAGTAAAAGACAATTGAAGATTGCTGCTGAAAAGATCTTGGCTGAAAAACTATGCAGATGTATTAAACGTGTATCTCCAATGGGAGATGAAAAAAGAGCAATTGGTATTTGCACAAAAAATATATTAAGCAATAGAAATATTCGTCGAGAAGGTTTCACTTGTAAAAAGAAAAGAAAGATTCAATGTCTAAAAAAAACAAAACGATCTGTTTCGTTTAGAAAAAATAAAAAAACAAAACGTTCGCGTTAGACAGTATTCTTGATAAATAATATAAAACAAATGGTTTATATTATTCTATGTCAAAAGTATCTTTCATTACAGGAATTACTGGACAAGACGGATCCTACTTGGCTGAACTATTATTAAATAAAGGATATTTTGTTCATGGTTTAATTCGTCGTTCTTCTCTAATCAATACCAACAGAATTGATCATATTTTTAAAAACAAAAATCTAAAGTTGCATTACGGTGACATGACAGACGGCGCGTGTTTATATTCTTGTTTATCTCAAATTAAAAAAACATATACTGACATGAAAGTTCTTGAAATTTATAATCTGGCCGCCCAATCTCATGTAAAAGTTTCTTTTGAGATGCCAGAATTTACGGCTGACACGGACGCTTTCGGTGTATTGAAATTATTAGAAGCTATTCGAAGTAATGACCTAATCGATATTGTTCGTTTTTATCAAGCATCAACAAGCGAGCTTTATGGTCTTGTTCAAGAGACTCCTCAAAGTGAAACCACCCCTTTTTATCCTCGATCACCGTACGGTGTCGCCAAATTATATGCTTATTGGATTGTGAAGAATTATCGCGAGGCCTACGGAATCTATGCATGTAATGGGATCTTATTCAATCACGAATCAGAAAGACGAGCTCACAACTTTGTTACTCGTAAAATAACCATTGGTCTCGGTAAGATTTTATCTAGCGAGTCAGATCGTCTCGTGATGGGAAATATTGATTCTTTGCGAGATTGGGGACACGCTCAAGATTATGTGGAAGGCATGTGGAGAATATTACAACAGGATAAACCGGATGATTTTGTTCTGGCCACCGGAGAAATGCATAGTGTTAGAAAATTTATTGAAAAGTCTTTCGCGTTGAGAGGATTAAATATAAAGTGGAAAGGATTTGGTCTTGATGAAATCGGTTATGATGAAATAAGTGGTCGAGAACTTATTTTTATAAGTGAAAAATATTTCCGTCCTTCAGAGGTTGATCTTTTAATTGGTAATCCTAGCAAGGCTAATAATATTCTTGGTTGGCGTCCGAGTATTTCCTTTGATGAGTTAGTTCAACGTATGGTTGATCACGATGCACCCAATGTATAATTTCATATATATATATATATACATGAAAGAATATGATATTATTATTGTCGGTGCAGGTATCGCTGGATTATATGCCGCTTATATAATTAAACGTATTTCACCAAAAATAAATGTAATAATTTTAGAAGCAAGTCCGAGAAAATGGATTGGTGGTAGAGCGGGATCAATGAATTTCAATAAAACACAAGTCGTTACTGGAGCGGGGATAGGAAGAAAAAAAAAGGATAAATTATTGATTAAACTTTTAGACGAATTGAAAATAAAATACAACGAATTTCCAATCCATCATAATTTCTCAAAAGAGTTACAAGGCGAGTGTAACGTGAAAGAAGTGTTTGAACATTTGAAATCAAGACATCCGAAACAATCTATTGGAAAAACTTTCAAAGAATATGCAGAGCCAATATTGGGAAAAGATGGTTATGCACTTTTTGTTACATGTTCCGGGTATTCTGACTATGAAAAAGCGGATTCATATGACACATTGTATCATTATGAATTTGATGATAATTTTTCTGACGGAATAGGATTATCAATATCTTGGCCAACACTTGTAGATGCGATTGTTGAAAAAATTGGTTCTCATAACATTATTACATCGTGCAGAGTTTCAAAATTAGTAGATTGTTCAGATTACTTTGAACTTTTTTGCGAAAACGGGAAACAATTTATTGCAAAAAAAGTAATTATTGCTACTACAATTGAATCTCTTAAAAAATTATTTTCAAAATACTCCATTTATAATAACATTATGGGTCAGACATTTTTACGACTCTACGGAAAATTATCAAAAAGTTCTATCCCTTTTATGGTTAATGGTTATACTATTGTTCGCGGCCCTTTACAGAAGATTATACCGATGAATAGAGCAGAAGGAATTTACATGATTGCATATTCTGACAATAAGTCCGCAAAACAATTGAAAAAATATCTCGAAAATACGCCAGAAAACAGAGAGTATATTTCACGTCTATTAGAAAAAACTTTACATATACCAAAAGACAACTTGAAACTAGTAAGCATTCTCGATGCATATTGGGAAATAGGAACACACTATTATAAACCTTTATCGAAAGAATTCAAAAATAGAGAAGAATTTATAAAAGATGCGCAACATCCTGCTGATAATCTACTTGTTGTGGGAGAAATGATAGCACTGAATCAAGGCTGGGTGGAAGGTGCATTAGATAGTGTGAAAAAAGTTGTAACAAAAAATTGGATAGAAAAAACTTAAACACAATATGATGTGATATAGTACAATGAAAAATTTTTCGACATTGTATGTCACATTTTTTTGTACAATATAATTTCAGGAAAACCAACAAAATATTGTGCTAATTGTCAGTATCTTATGCCCATAGAATATCCTGATATATATCTAGAAACATGCTCGATGTTTCCAAAAAGAGAAAAAACCTTAAACAAGCTTCCAGTAAGTGGGAATGATAATAAAAATGAATACTATCTTTGTTCAACTGCAAGACAATATTCTGATATGTGTGGAAAACATGGAAAAAAATATACGTTCAAAGACGATAAAATTACATTGCTAAATGATCTAGGGCAGAAAGCAAAACTTGTTCCTGACCAGAAAGCTTCTGAAAAATAAGACAGGAATTCATTTCGATTTGATAGTATTTCTTTGAAAAACTTCTACAAACAATATTTACACCGCTATCACGTATTTTTATTTCACTAATAATCGCACCATCTGTCAAATAAATATTCTCTGGATCTTTTATATTGATCCAGCGAATAAAACTTCCGTGCTTTAAATCTTGCATTTCTTCTACGTAAATATAACCATTTAGTTTCTTTAGATATTCTGCTAGTGTTTTTTCTGATAATTGCAATTCTTTTAAAACTTCCATGTTAAGTTGTTTTATCTTCTTGTTAGTCATATTCATTAATTTGCCATTTTTTTCATTGTCCAATGCTTTCAACAACTGTTCAACGTCCATTATTTATATTTAGATTTTATATTTAGATTTTTATATAAATATTAAGCTTTGCGAGAAATTATCGAATTGAATAGTGTTTTTAGATTGTAGAGAGAAACGTCATAATCATCGGAAATATAGGTTCAATGACTTTTGCACATTCAATAGCAATCTCGCGATGTTCTTTTTGAGTTCCATTTCCTGATCTCAGTTGAATATAATGAACCCAAGATCTCAATGTGCCGTTCATATACATCCTTGATACAGTCATTCCCTCGGGTAAAACTGCGCGGGCCTGCTCTTTGGCGATTCCATTTTCTATTGCCCATTTGTATGCTTCCTCTGCATGTTCTTCCAAAAGATCTTGTACTGTTTCCCAATCTTCTTGTAGTTTGTAATTATCTGTAACAATACTATTTTGCCGATTCTTTGTGTCTTGTATCCTTGCCTCCCTCCTTACAAATCCCAAATCTGCAATCGCATACCTCTGTGAGAATTCTTGAAATGAAAATGAACGATGTCGTAAGATTTGTCTAGCAATATCACGCGTAGTTTCAATTTCTAAACAAATACTTACCATTTCGAGCGGCGACCAATGATTATTATTAATCAAATAATTTATGAGTTTTTCGTTAGTTTCACTATTGTTTTGATTTGCTGGGTTACTTACTCTTGCACAATATGCTACCAAATCTTGAAGACTCTTATTTTCTTCTGGTGGTTTGGAATAACTCACTAGCTTTGCTGACATATTAAATATAAAATATAAATATCTCTATATTGCTTCTATTTTATACAGTGTAAAAAATAGAATATTTTACCAGCTTCCGAATCCCCCCCCGCCGAGAGCTGCATTGGCCGCCATTGGTTCGTTGGATCCACTTTGTTGCTGTATGTTTGACATCGACTCCATACCAGGAGTCGTATTTCCAATTAATGCACTAGCATCGTTTGCATTCACATATGTCGAATTATAATCGGGCAAATTATTTACCTGCGAAGTTCCATTACCTCCGTAAAGCGACTGCGTTATCGCACTCTGTTGCGAACTCTGAGTCTGGGAAATTGGTTGAATTACTTTTACACTTCCAGAACTTTGATTATTTTTTTTTTCAGATTTCTTGTTTGTTGTTCCTTCCCACAATTCTGAAACACGATCGCATAGAATACTAACCTTCTCGCCTAACTTAGTTTGTAAGCTTAACAGAATAACGAGACCAACAAGCGTTATATTCACAACATTAAACTCTGGATATTTAGCACCACTATAAGTCGGTAAAAAAGTTACTAAACGATTAACAAAAAAGAGACCAAGAAAGAGAACAAATGTTTGCATTACAACTTCCGCTAAAATCTCTAAACTTCCTTTCTGTTCGTCAGCCTCTGGAACATATCTTTGCATCGTCTTATTCAATATAACAATCGGAATTAGCGAGAGAACTGAATATTGCATAATGTTCAAAACCTCTGATTTTGTATTATCATCAAAATTAAATACATATTTAAAGAATCCCTCATTTGATGAATTTGAATTGTCCATATGTTTTATAAAAAGAAATTAAATATTGCTAAAATGTATTATATTAGAGCTATTTGAAAATTATATCAACCTTTTTCTACTCTATGGTCGTTTATTGATAATGTTCTAGAACCTGTAGATATAACAATAATCTCAAAATAGTAAAAACCGAACATTAAGACGCAATAAAAGTTGTATGTTTATTTAGGAAATTTCGAATCTTTTAGCGCGTTCATCTTTAGAAAACAATATGTGAAAATAAGGTAATGAGTGGAAATCGCGCAAACGCTGCAGCTAGAAACAGACGTGCCGGAGGCGGTCCAGAAATGCAACCCCCTATTCCAGGTCGTGGCGGCATGGTCCCGGGTCGAGGAATGCCTGTTCCTGGTCGAGGGTTTCCTCAACAAAGTCAAAATTTTCAACAACCACCAGGTATTCAACCAGCACCGGGTACTCAAGGACCAACTCAGATGACAATTCAGAATGCAGTTACTCTTATGAGCATTCGTCTTGGTCGTTTAGAGACTTTTATGCAAAAAATAGAAGGAGACGATGATGAGACAAACAACGATAATTCACGAATGGTGGATGACGGGGTTTTCAATAGTATCGTTTCTCGTTTAGATGCTTTAGAGAGAGGACATAAATTATTAAGTGGTGCCAAACCTCAAACTCAAAATGTTTTGACTACCGACGATCAATTATCTGAAATGGTTAATGCTTTAAAGTCTGAGGTTTCAGAACTGAAGAATCTTTTACTCGATCTTCAGAGTTTTACTATGCAAACGAATAAAAAATTGGTCGATGTTATTTTCTCTCAAGATGAAGATGTAGAAGAAAATGAAAATAACGTCGTTATTCTTTCATCAGATGATCAAGATTTTGCAGGTCAAGATTTGTCCGGATCTCTCAACGTAAATCTAAAAGAATTGATTCAACAAGAATTAAATAAACCTACAATTTCCGAAGACTTGTAATGTTGTGTTTATAAAATAAAATTGAACGTTGAAAAAAAGAATATAAAGAAGAAACATAAAACTATACAATGTTGCAACTATACGCAATTCTAATCTTATTGACAACGATTTCCTGCGGAAATTCTTTTCGTCGGTTTAGTGGATTCAAAAAATTTGTTAATCATAGTAATTTTGTAATTCATCAATCTAAAAATATAATTCCGGTTATTAGTAGTAATAAATCTTCGCCCAGTGAATCGTGGGATGATGGGGAAGTTCCTTGGGATATTCGACCAGACAATTCAAGCGTAAGGAAGAATAATCCTAAAAAACCTAGATTGCCTCCGGCTGAGTTTTCGGATAAATTGTTGTACATTCGGATGCTTTCTATGGTTACTATATAAATTTATACCTGTGAAATATGTATAAAGATTTTCATACATATTTATTAAGTATGAAACTCTTACTTTCTGACAAGACAAAAAAAGACACTTTTATTTCTGTTTTTTACATGTTAAAAAATTGTACTTCTGTTGTAACTATTATTTTCAAAAACGAAGAACTTTATATACAAGGTTTAGATAAAGCGCACGTTTGCCTTTTTGAAGTGAGATTGAAAAAAAACTGGTTCAATGAATATGAATCTTTTGCCACTTTAGAAAAAGATGAAATCATAACTATAGACTCGTGTATTTTTTACAATATTTTGTCGATTATTGAAGAAAAGCAAACCCTTTGTTTATGGTATGATTCTGGCGATCAGTTGAATATTGAATATAATAGTACAAAAAATGACAAAGGAGATTTGAATAAATTTTTTCATCTACCATTGGTAGATATGGAATTCAATTTATTAGAGATCCCAGAAATTGAAAATGATGTGGATTTTTCGATGAAATCAAAAAAAATTTGCGATATTACATCTCAACTACTTATTTTTGGAGATATTATGAATATAAAATGTAGTGAAGATGAAATATCAATTAGTTGCAAGGGTATTAATGGAGAAATGATTGTAAGTATTCCAATCGATGATCTTTCTGATTATTCTATTGCAGAGGGAGAAACAATAAATGTCGGGTATAGTTTGACGTATTTATCAAAAATGTGTATGACTACAAAACTTTCTCCAGAGATAGAATTTGGTGTAAGCGCAGAATATCCGATGCGAATAAAGTATAATTTAGGAGAAGGGAGTCAGTTTCTTTTCTTTATTGCTCCAAAAATAGAATAAATATATTTTCAGAAAAACAGTTTGCGACTTCGCTACAACGATTTTTTCGAAAATTACATATGCGTACCTATTTTGCTATACTTTTGTGAAAGTATAATATGTTGAATTATATCTTTGGACTCATCATTTTTTGCGTTGTTCTATTTATTTATCTTCATGTACAATTTCATTTGAAAACTAGCGATGACTTAGAAGTATATGAATTGGAAAACGGATCCAAAGATAAATTAGAAGAAATTTGTGATTTGCGCCAGCCGGTTATTTTGAATTATTACAATGGAGCAATTCTACAAACAATCACTAAGAACACAATTCTAGGAAAATATGGAGCATTTGAAATGAAAACAAGAAATACATTGGACACTGATTATAGTTCAGAAATTTATATACCATTGCAGGCCCAAAGTATGTTCAAACTATTCGATAAATCCGGGCCATACATTACAGAAAATAATTCTGAATTTTTGCAAGAAACCGGTCTTGTAAAAAACTTTCAATCTACCGATGAATTTATTCGTCCTGGACTTGTGAGCAATTGTATATATGATTTTTGCACAGGGTCCATCAACTCTACAACTCCATTTCGGTATGAAGTTGGTTATCGAAACTATTTTTATGTAACATCAGGAGAAATCGAGATAAAAATGGCGCCTCCAAAGTGTGCAAAATATCTGCATTGCGTAGAAGATCACTATAATTTCGAATTTCGATCTCCGATAGATCCCTGGCAGGTTCAAGAAGAATATCAATATGATTTTGAAAAGATAAAATGCATGGATATACTTTTAACACAAGGAAAAATGATTCATATTCCAGCTTATTGGTTCTATAGCATACGATATAAAGATTCAGCAAGTGTTGCCGTATTCAAATATCGCACTTATATGAACAATATTGCTATTTTGCCAAAATTAGGAATGTATTTTTTACAGATGCAAAACACAAAACACACGATTGTTAAAAAATATGAAGACGTCAAATACAATGATGAAAAAAAAGAACTAAATGATAATGGGGTCACCGATATAAATAATTTGACTCCTTTGCCAGAATCAAACGACTTGCCTATATTGAATCCCGCAACTAACCCAGTCGAAGATATTGACATACCAAAAATATTGTAGTGAATCATTAATAAAAAAAATGAATGATAAAAAGACACATAAAGGAAAAGTAACAATATTTATAGTATGATACAATATAAGGTCCATATTGAAGACCGTCGATACACAAAATGGACATATTATAACGCTATAAATTATGAAGAAGTCCAGCTTCCATCGATTCATCCAGTTGAAAATAAAATGCTGACAAATGATACGTTTATTATTGAAAATAACTCTGTCAAAATTGTACATTCTTCATTTCGAAATCAAATTCCAGCAGTTTTGATTTTGAAAGACCAAAAAACATACGGAAGAACAAAAACACTCTCTGGAAAATCAGGTAAGCTTTTGTACAAGTGTATTCCAGATGACGTCCGTCTTCCGGTGTTCTTGGTTGCATATGAAATAAAAAATATGGGATTTTCGAAAGTATTCCAAAATCAGTATGTTACAATTAATTTTATAGAATGGTCGGACAAGCATCCACATGGTCAAATCTCCCAATTGATTGGCTCTGTAGATGTATTGGACAATTTTTATGAATATCAATTATACTGTAAAAGCTTAAATGCGTCAATTCAAAAATTTACAAAAGATGCTTCGAAAGCGCTCGCGAACGCCCCACACGATGCGTTTATTGAAAATATATGCAAGAAATATCCATCCATCGAAGATCGCTCGCAATGGAAAGTATTTACAATTGACCCTCCGAACAGTCTAGATTTTGATGATGCTTTCAGCATTAAAACTCTTGATGACGGTAATAAATTACTGAGTATTTACATTGCAAATGTAACTATTTGGCTCGATGTTTTGAAGTTGTGGGATTCTTTTTCGCGAAGAATATCTACGATTTATTTACCCGATCGAAAGAGACCAATGTTGCCCACAATTTTGTCCGATTGTTTGTGCAGCTTGCAATCAGGCTGCTCACGATTAGCATTTGTTATGGATATTGTAATTAATGATTTAGGCGAGGTTCAAAAAATAACGTACTCTAACTGCAAAGTTCGGGTCTTCAAAAATTATTGTTATGAAGAACCTTCTTTACTTGGAAATCCAATATATTCAGATCTCTTTGAAACCGCTCATAGACTATCCAAAAACTACAGGTATTTCTCCGGAGTTTCAAAGAGCCACGATCTGGTAAGTTATCTTATGATTTTTATGAACTGTCATTCTGCAAAAGAACTTTACAAAAATAAAACCGGAATATTTCGCATGGCAATTTTGAAAAAAGATATTATTGTTCCGGAAAATTTACCAGAAGATGTTCGTAATTTTATACGAGTTTGGAATAGTAGTGCAGGACACTATATCGACGCAAGAAATATTCAAGATGGCCAAAATATAAGTCATGATCTCTTACAAATAGAAGCTTATATACACATTACATCTCCCATTCGTCGTATGGTGGATTTACTCAATATTATAAAATTTCAGGAAGTACTTGGTCTAATTCAATTATCTGAGATGTCGTCAAAGTTCTACGAAAAATGGCTTTCAGAACTAGATTACATAAATACAACTATGCGGTCAATTCGAAAAGTACAAAATGATTGTTCTCTTTTAAGTTACTGTGTGGAAACTCCGGGTGTCATGGAGAAGGAATATGAAGGTTACTCATTTGATAAAATAATAAGAAATGACGGTTTATATCAATATATTGTTTATTTACCTGAATTGAAACTCACTTCACGGATGACGCTTCGAGATAATCTTGAAAATTTTGAAATAAGAAACTATAAATTGTTTCTGTTTCATAATGAAGAGAAATTCAAAAAGAAAATTAGACTTCAACTTATTTAGATGTATTTATGAGAACAAATAGATAAAATGATAATTTTCTTCTTTACACGTTACTTTTGAGAATGGGGAAATCTCGTCGTTACAACGTTGTCTTTTCCAAGGATATTTCATTATTGGATGTTTGTTGCGTGCTTTTGTCTTTGGATTAATGAAATCACCACATTTTGAACATATGTTATATGACAAGTAAGTTTCTGGTTGAGGACTTGAGAACTCGTCTGATACATGTATTGAATTAACAGAGTAACATTTGGTTTTGATAGAAGCGTATTTGTGATCATGTTCTTGAAACCACGAACCCGGTACTACATCAATATATCTAATATCTGTTTGTTTTTTTATTACATTAATTATAGCCTCCTTCTTTTTTCTTTGAATATCAATTATATGTTTGAAACAATAATCATATACAATATGAAGAATATCCACTGGAAGTGGAAGCTTGTGGATTAATAATTGCTTGCGAAAACAAGACATCTTAGCTATCGATGATTTTTACAATATTAAAAATAATTCAATTTTTCATGGAAATGGGTATTTGCTATAAACTTTTTTAGACGAACCAATAAAACTGAAATTTACACCTTTTGCACCGTTGAAAAATAACTTAAAAAAAAAACATATATTTGTTTAGAATGAAATTTATATTTTGTAATTTACCACTCGATATAATAAAATATATTCTTTTGCATGATGAACATTTTATTATGAGAAAAGGAGAAATTATCTCTATAATTCCAAAAACAGATTATAGATATATTTTACTGAATTTTATTACGGTTAATCTAAACCATTTTGAAAACCATAGCGATGAGTTAAGATACAAGTATCATTTTCCGAATTTATACAATTATGAAGGAAGAATCAAAAATAATTCTGACCTTATTGAGGTAAGGATAAATGAAACTACTGATTTTATAAATTATTATATTTGGATTGGGAAACAATATCCAAAATCTATAAATTGTAATAAAAGACAAATTTATCTTATTGAAAACCCATTAGATTATAATTGGATTTATACAGAATATAAATATACAAGAAGATAATCATTGTAAATGAGGAAAGGTATCAATTTTACGGATTTTCTTGAATGAAAGCATTTGTATTCAGGTATCCTTGTTTTGACGCACCCGATTGATAATTGCACGTTTTTGGGTCGCCGGTTTTATTGAAAGTTACCCAATCTAATCCATTATTGTCCAATTTATCGCAAATACAAATAGCCTTTGAAGGATTATTTGGATCAACAGAACAAATTTTATTCATGCAATTCATATTTACTGCTTCCGGCGGACACGATGTCATGTGATAGCCCATTTTGGTAATAACCGGACTAAAATCAGAAAAAATAATTTCTTGTCCAGTTTTTGTCTTGTACGGTTGTATTTTTTCACAATCGGTGTTATCAACACTATAATTCGTACCAGTCGCAACGTCACACATACAGAAAGCTTTTGTCTCATCATATGGAGTTGGAATGCATTTGGCAGCCGGACATAATCCAAATTTCATATTACATTTCACCATGTCGTTGTCATATTTTTTGAAATACATTCTAACCACAATATAAGTGAAAAAGATAACCATCAGAATTGCT